TACTACGGCCTGTACGTGCTCAAAAGCGTTGAGGTGCAGCACCGGATTTTCCACAACGGCGTGACCATGAGCGCCGAAATAGCCCTGAACCTCACGGAGTATAATTGATGGAACTGACCGTGGATATGGGCGTGCCCGCGTCCGTGGAAATCGGCGCGACGGGCCTGCGCGGTCTGGCGCAGGAAATCCGCACGGCGCTGGCCACACGTAAGGGGAGCGTACCGCTCGACCGGGATTTCGGCCTGTCGTGGGAGCTGATCGACCTGCCGCTGCCCGAGTCGAGGCCGCTGCTCGTCGCGGAGATTGGGCGGGGGCTGGAGCGCTGCGTCCCGCGCATCAAGGTCAAGAGCGTGACCTTCAGGACGGATACGTCCGGCGCGGCTGACGGGAAGCTGACGCCCGTGGTCACTGTCGAAATCCGCAAGGAGTACCTGAATGACTTTCGCTGATCTTTCGGGCCTGCCGTCCGTCTCTTTTGCGCCGCAGAGCGCCGGGGAGACGGAGACGGCGATCATCACGGCGTATGAGGCCATCGCCAAGGCGACGCTCCAGCCGGGCGACCCCGTGCGCCTGTTTCTGGAATCGTTGGCCTACATCCTTTCGGTCCAGAACGGCCTGATCGATCTGGCGGGCAAACAGAACCTCCTTGCCTACGCGCGGGGCGGGCATCTCGACCATCTCGGCGCGCCGATGGGCGTGATCCGCATCCAGCCGCAGCCCGCCCGGACGACCGTGCGTTTCGGCGTCGACGAGGCGCTGGCCTTCGCCGTGCCCATCCCTGCGGGGACGCGCGTGACCACGCAGTCCGGCGGGGTCATGTTCGCCACGCTGTCCGACGCCGTGCTTCCCGCGGGGGAGCTTTTTGTCGAAACGTCCGCGAAGGCCACGGAAGCGGGGGCCTCGGGCAACGGCCTGTTGCCGGGCCAGATATGCCGCCTCGTCGATCCGCTGCCGTACATCACGCGGGTGAGCAACGTGGCCACCACGCTTTCCGGCTGTGACGAGGAGGGGGACGAGCGGTTCCGCGACCGCATCCGCATGGCTCCGGAGAGCTTTTCCGTTGCCGGGCCGAACGGCGCGTATGAAGCGCGGGTCAAGGCGGTGAGCGCCGACATCAGCGCGGTGAGCGTCACCTCCCCGACGCCGGGCATCGTGGACATCCGGTTCGTGCTGACGGACGGGGAACTGCCGGACGAGGCCATGATCGAAGAGGTGGAGAACGCGCTGACGCCCAAGGACGTGCGCCCGCTCACCGACAAGGTGCTCGTCGGGTCGCCGGAGACGGTGGAGTACGCGCTTGCCGGGAAGTGGTTCCTGTCGTCGTCCGACTCCACGCTGCTGGCCTCGATCACGAAGGCCGTGGACGCCGCTGTGGAAGGATACCGCCTTTGGCAGCGGTCGAAGCCGGGGCGGGACATCAACCCGGACGAGCTGATCGCCCGGATGCGCAACGCCGGGGCCAAGCGCGTGGAACTGGCGACACCCGTTTTCCAGCGGCTCACCGAGACGCAGATAGCGCGTGAGACGTCCGTGGCCATGACGTTCGGCGGGGTTGAAGATGAGTAGCCGGCGCATCGGTTCCACGCCGTTCCTTGAGCTGCTCCCGGATTCCATCGCTGGCGATCCGGCGATCCGGGCGGCGGCCGACGCGCTGGACGGGCTGCTTGTGCCGTCCGTGAAGGCCATCCCGTCGCTGCTGCTGTACGCGCGGCTCTACGGCAAGGAGCCGGACCTGCTGCCGCCCCTGCGCCGCCTTGCGGAACAGGCCGGGGGCTTGCGGGCGCTTGAGGAGCCGCTGCTGGATCTGCTGGCGTGGCAGCTCCACGTCGACAACTACGACATCGCCCGGACGTACGCGGAACGGCTGGAGATGGTGAAGACGGCCATCGCCGTGCACCGCAGGAAAGGGACGCCGTGGGCCGTGGAAACCGCCGTGACCGCCGCCCTCGGCAACGTCGAGACGACAGTGACGGAATGGTACGACTACGAGGGCGGCCAGCCGTACCATTTCAAAGTGTTGGTGACGCTGTTCGAGCAGGGCATCGTCGCTGACGACATCAACCGCGCCCGCCAGATCATCCTCGAAACGAAAAACACCCGTTCGCACCTCGACCACCTCGGCATCACCGTGGCGCTCGGCAGCAACTGCGAAACGCGCTTCGGGGCCGTGCTCGGCATGGGGAACACCATGACCATCTGGCCCGAAGAAATCACGGACTTGGAACAGGAACTTTCGCTGAACACGGGCGCCGTCGCCCACTGGCAGCACATTTTGACCATCGCACCGGAGGAGATATGAGCCAACAATTCCGCACCGTAACGACGAACGCCGGACGCAACGCCGTCAGAGAGGCGCTGACGCAGGGCAAGACCGTCAAGCTCTCGCATATGTCCGTGGGCGACGGCGGGGGCAACCCCGTGACGCCGCTTTCCACAATGACGAAGCTCGTGAACGAACGGTTCCGCGCCCAGATCAATGACATCGTGCTTGATCCGGCCACCCCGGATCTGTTCACGTCCGAGCTGTTCATCCCGCAAGCCGAGGGCGGCTGGTACATCCGCGAAGTGGGCCTGTGGATGGATGACGGGACGCTGTTCGCCGTGGGCAACACGCCGCTGACCGAGAAGCCGGACATCAGTTCCGGCGCGGCAACGGACCTGCTTGTGCGGCTCATCATCCGCGTCCTCGATGCGGCCACGATTTCCATCGAGATCGACCCGGCGCAGGTGCTGGCGACGCGGGAGTACGTCGACCGCAAGCTCGACGCGCACAACAATGATGGCGGAGCGCACGAGACGCTGGCCCGCAAGAGCGTGCAGATCAAGGCCGGGACGGGGCTCACGGGCGGCGGCACGCTCGAAGCCGACCGGACGCTGACCATCAAGTACGGCAACACGGCGGGCACGGCGTGTCAGGGCAATGACGTGCGCCTTGCCGACGCTCGGACGCCAAAGCCGCATAAGGCTACGCACCAGACCGGAGGTTCGGACGCCATCACGCCAGCGGACATCGGGGCTGCGGCCAAGACGATTCAGATCAAGCCGGGCACGGGCCTCACTGGGGGCGGCACTCTCGAAGCGGATCGGACCCTGACGGTCAGCTATGGCACGGCTGCGGGCACAGCGTGCCAAGGGAACGACGCCCGTCTGAGCAATGCCCGGACGCCCACGGCACACAAAGCCACACACAAGACCGGGGGCACGGACGCGCTCACTCCTGCGGATATCGGCGCTGTCCCGACGACCGTTCAGGTTATCGCCGGAACCGGGCTCTCCGGAGGCGGTTCGCTTACGGCGAACCGGACGCTGACGGTCAAGTACGGCACTGGTGCGGGTACGGCGTGTCAAGGGAACGACGCCCGCGTGACAGCTTCAGAAGCCTTCCGGCTTTCCATGATCGGCGTCCCGCGCTACTGGCGCTCCACGACCCTGCCCGCCGGACACGTCTGGGCGAACGGCGACCTCGCGTTGTTCGCGGACTGGCCAGAACTGAAAAAGATATACGATGCCGGAGGGTTCGCAGGGATGTTGCTGGCGTATAACGCGAACTCCGCCACCATCGCAGCTAACCTCGGAAAATGGCGACCAAATGCTGCTAACCCTACGGGATTATACGTTCCTAACCTAAGCGAACAGTTTTTCCGAGGATGGACGGGGGGAACATCAGAAAAGGTCGGGAGCTGGCAGACTGATACAGGGCGAGAATTGAACGGACGCTTTCGACCAAGTGCTCACGGAACTAATTACGATCCTTTGCCTACAGGCGTTTTTTATAAAGAGATTACGGATTACAGCATTGCTGCAACAGGTGTTCAAGGAACCGCATCCTTGATCGGGTTTTCAGCAGCGAAAATATGGGGAGAGCACGCGGGGGCTGAGTTTGCTCCGACACACGTTTGTATTCCAGTCATTATCTATCTAGGCAACTCTGCATGACTTTTAACCTAACCTCCCGCTTTTCCGAGGGTGGACGGGAGGGGCGGGCCGGGAAGCGGGGAGTTGGCAGGGGGACGCGATACGCAACGTTACGGGTAGTGCAGGTATCGGTGGCCAGACTGGAATAGCATATCCGCTCGCGATGGATGGGAACACGGGTGCTCTGTGTCCACAGGGAGAGAAGGGGACCCACAGTCTATCGACGATGACATCCGTGAACACATACGGAGGTTTGGTCTTTGATGCTTCACATGCCGTCCCCACTGCCGCCGAAAACCGCCCGGTCAATATTGCCGTGCCCGTAATCCTTTATCTCGGTCTTTCGGCTTAGGCTTGGAGGCCAAGATAGATAGCAACCGGTTGCCACACGTGCGGCGGGACATTTTCAGGGCCTGTGGGAACGACGAGAGAGGTATCAAGGTGGATATGCCGAATACTCAGGTCTTCTCCTCGATATCCAACAGCTCCGGCTCCGGAGGGGTAAAAAGCTCCTTCCGCTCTTTGCACAGTATTGTCAGTCAATCCTTGAACGACATTAACGATCCGCCCGGTGATGTTCCGCATGGTGTCCTCCTGCCATCCCCCTGCCTCCCGGCCCGCCCCCCCGTCCATCCTCGGAAAGGCGCAGTCCGTGACAAAAACTCAAGCAGGGAGGCCGAGATAGATGATGGAAGGTTGAGCGATATTTACAGGTCGTGTTTCCAATGCCTGACGCTGGTTAATATAGTATCTACGGTGAACGACTGGTGTACCAATGTCTGTCATGTATACTATAATACTGTCTGCGTAGTCGGTATCATGCAGAGAGACATTCCCTTCTAGTGTAACTGTAGCAGGATAGTTATCCCCATAGCCTCCCATCGGCTCGCAATATATGGAGGTTATTCCCGTTTCAACAGCATCCTGTTGCCAACTCCCCGCTTCCCGGCCCGCCCCTCCCGTCCACCCTCGGAAAGACTTTTATCAATAAAAAACCATTAACCATAGGAGATAGTTATGACC